CTACCAAAGCGATGATCGAGGCCAAACGCTCCAAGAAGGGTTCCAATATGGGAACCGCGCTACAGATCGAGATGGTTCTTGAGCAAGCCAGAACGTTTGAAGAAGAGTTAAAGATGCTCTTCATGACAACAGGCAAGATTGACGTATGGAACAAGATTAAAGCACGTCAAGCCGCAATGGATTTGGCAGATGCCAAAGAGATGAAGGCACTACGGCTTGAAGAGAAGAAAGCCAAGGAAGCCGAGGAAGAACAGACAATTTATCTAGTTGCGAGCTTGGCAATTGTTTTTCTTGTAACGCTGATTGCTTTTGGCTTGACTGAGTTGCAGAATATTTGCGGCAAAGCAGGATGTGGGCGGTGAATGAGTACCAAAAGCAATTTGACCTCTTCCTTAAAGTTTTTGTGCGGTTGTGCATTGCTTGGTGGGTACTTGGGTTTCTCCAGTTCCTGCCTGATGACTTATCAAATAAGATTGTGAATAAACTACTTGGAATGATTGGACTAGGATGAGTGACGAAAAGCCAGCAGACATACTAAGCAAGGTGCTGTCCTATGTGGATAGCCCGTTCAAGCTGTTCGCGCTGATACTCATGGCGGTGTTTGCGTTCTCTGGTTACTTTGTCTGGCAGAATCAAGAACTGCTGATGGGGGCATACAAAGAGTCTAAGAAGATGCCAAGCATTGTCGAGGACAGAGTAGAGGACGCCGCCGCTCACCTATTCAAAACCACCAACGCCACCATCGTTGCTGTATTCAAAGTGAACCCCATGTTTGGAACCCGAGTGCTGTACCGCGCTTACACCAAAGAAGGTCGAGATAAAACCAACGACGGTCTTGACGTTGGCCTATTTACCCAGAACGCAGCAAACAATGCAGATGTGGTTAGGTTGATGGCTAGTGAAATACCTTGCGGGGAATACCGTTCAGCGCAATCCGAAATGGGTTTATGGTACATCGCCAAGGGGGTTACATACACTTGCCGAATCAGTATTCCACCTGACCCAAGCAGATTTGTAGGTCAAATTACTGTGGGGTGGGATAATGAACCCGCCGACATTCAAGTAACGAGAACCATGATGGATATTGCAGCCACCATGCTTTCAAGGAGTAAACAGTAATGGCGCAGTTTGAACCAGCTTTTGAGCAAATGATTAGAGATGAGGGGGGCTACGTCCTTCATGAAGTCGCTGGCGACACAGGCGGTATGACCTATGCAGGCATTGCCCGTAACAAGAACCCTCAGTGGAATGGTTGGGCGCTTGTGGACAAGAAAGAATTTGGCGGCTCCCTTACGCCAATGGTGCGTGAGTTCTACCGTGTGGAGTTTTGGGACAAGATGCGTGGCAACGAAATTTCTAATCAAGAAGTGGCCAATACCATCTTTAACTTTGGTGTAAACGCAGGGCTAGGCATGGCTGTAAAACTGGCTCAGTTGATTGTTGGGGCTACCCCAGACGGCGGTATTGGTGCAAAAACTATTGAAAAGCTTAACCAAGTTACTGATGGTCAAAGATTCAAAGAGTCCTACGCTCTGGCTAAGATTGCTCGTTACGTTGAAATTTGCAACAAGAACCCCGTGCAGGTTAAGTTCCTTAAGGGCTGGATTAACCGCACATTGAAAGGTCTAGCATGAGCTTACTAGCCGTTGGATCAATTATTGAAGCCGTTGGTAAGGTTGCAGGCGACCTAATCACCACCGACAAAGAAAAGATGGAAATGGAGATCGAGCAACGAAAGCTTGATCTTGAAGAAAAACGCATTGACCAAGCCACAGACTTGGCGCAGATTGATGTCAACAAGATTGAAGCTGCATCATCCAACGTGTTTGTTTCCGGCTGGAGGCCAGCTATTGGGTGGATTGGTGTAGCGGCTATGGGCTATCAGTTTCTGCTGTATCCACTGTTCCAATGGGCATGGAAATACTTGCAAGCTATGGGATGGGTTCCTGTTGGCATGGATCCTCCACCAGTGCTAGAAGCTGACCAGCTTTGGGTTATATTGTCAGGTATCTTAGGCATTGCCGGTATGCGTTCTTTTGAGAAGACCAAAGGCGTTGCAAGCAAGTAATATATCTTTATTTTAAAAAGGGGATTAAAATGGCATCAAGTAAGCCTGTTTGGGAAAAACAACGGCCAAAATCATTAGGTAAGCCTAAGCCTCTTACGCCGCAGAAAAAGTCTGCAGCAAAAGCAAGAGCCAAAGCAGCAGGCCGACCCTACCCTAATTTGGTTGACAATATGGCTATGGCTAGGAAGCGGAGCAAGTAAGCATGGCAACTGCCGCAGTAATGACCTATGACTCCTTAGTGGAGAACATCCAGTCTTATCTGGAGCGTACTGACGCCGCCACTATTGCGAAGATTCCTCTCTTCATTATGTTGGCGGAGCAGATCATTGCTAGCCAGATTAAGTTCCTTGGCAACTTAACGGTCAACACTAGCACAATGGTATTAGGCAACGGTGTTATTGCCAAGCCTGCAAGATGGCACAAGACTGTATCTATGAACGTGACGGTAAGCGGCGATCGTCAGCCCGTACTGCTTCGTAAGTACGAGTACCTTCGCAATTACTGGCCGGATTCAACAGCCACTGATGTGCCTTTGTACTACTGCGACTACGATTACTCCAACTGGTTGATAGCCCCAACACCAAATGCTAACTACGCGTTTGAGGTACTTTACTATGAACGAGTACAGCCTCTGGACTCATCAAACCAAACCAATTGGTTTACTATTTACGCTCCGCAAGCTTTACTCTACGGGTCCCTCATGCAGGCCATGCCATTCCTCAAGAACGACGAGCGCATGCCAATGTGGCAACAAAATTATGATTTGATTATGCAAACATTGATGGCTGAAGACAAGCTTCGTATTGCAGATCGTCAAGCCATAGCGGTGGATTCATGAGCTATGTAAGCCCATTCACCGGTGATGTCATCCAGCCAACTGATGTTAGCTTTCGCGCCGTCACGCTAACTGCCAATACGCAATTAAACTGGCCTTCCAACAGCACAACCAACGCTGACTACGCTGCCCGTATTATGCAGGTGACAGCCAGCACTGCAGGTTTAAGCATGTACATGCCGCCTGCTGATCAGACATCAGTAGGCAACGACGCGCTAATTCGCAACATTGGTGCCAATACCTTTACAGTTAAGGATTACGCAGGTACAAATACCATCGTCTCAGTGGCTGCTGGAGAATCCAAGTATATCTATATAACAACTAATGCAACCAGCCAAGGCACTTGGGGCGTAATTGCCTTTGGTGTTGGCACATCCAGCGCGGATGCTGCAACATTAGCAGGTTATGGATTAGTTGCAAGCGGCGCAACGCTGAATCAAAGTCATCCCTCAGCTGCAATCACATCGACTTCTACGTTTGCAGCTACGGACAGAGCGCAGACCAGAGTGTGGAGCGGCGGCGCAGGCACTGCAATACTTCCTGCAGCTGCAACGTTAGGTAATAACTGGTTCACGCTGTTTAAGAACAATGGCACAGGCTCATTCATTATTTCTTGTACAGGCGCCGAGCTGATTGACGGTGCTTCTACCAAGACGTTTAACCCAACTGAGTCAGCGTTTATTGTTTGCACCGGTACAGGGTATGTCACCATTGGCTATGGCGTAAGCAGCCAATTTGCGTTTACTGCGCTGACAAAAAACGTGACTGGCGGAGCTGTTACGCTGACTAACAACGAGGCAGCAAACAACATTCAAGAGTATGTTGGCAACTTAACCAGCAACTCAGTAGTTACATTTCCTGCTGTAGTAAACTTGTATGTCATTTCGAATCAGGTGACAGACAATGGGTTTACATTCACCGTAACTACAGGCCTCGGGTTTACTGCCACAATTCCACCTGGGCAACAAGCTACATTGATTTGCGATGGCACTAACTTCTTAAACGCCAATACGACTCAAGCCGGCGCATCATCACTTAGCTTGGTGGATGGCACGGTAGGCACGCCATCGCTTAACTTTGCGGCAGAAACAAGTACTGGTATTTACCGCCCCGGTGCAGGTGAGCTTGGCATTTCAGTGTTAGGCACTAAGCGTGTTGGCGTTACTGCAACTGGCGTATCTGTGACTGGGTCTGGCACATTTACCACCGGCATTGCCGGAGGCACATTCTCATGACCAAAAAAGTTTTTGCTTTAGACACAAAGCCCGGAATTCAACGGGATGGCACAACTTTTGACGCAGACGCATACACTGACGGCAGCTGGGTGCGGTTTCAACGCGGTCGTCCTCGTAAGATGGGTGGCTATAGAGAAATTGTGGATGACTTGGCAGGTCCAAGTCGTGGTATTTACTTGAACCCGCAACAAAACTTTAATAACGTGTTTAACGGCTATTCTGGCGGACTGCAGGTTTTGCCTATTAGCAATACCGGCACAGGCTCGGGTATTACTGACATTACGCTAACGGGATTTACTGCCAACGCCAATAACCTTTGGCAGTTTGATACTTTTTATGACGGCACCGGTTCAGGCAATAATTTACTGCTTGCGCACCCTGGGCAAAACCTTACGCTGATTGACAATAATGTTAACACGCCCGTGCTTGGGGGTTTAATTACAGGCACGAGCTTAAGCCAAATTGGCATATTTACAGCAGTTGCTGCCACTATTACTAGTGGTTCAGCTTCCATTACAATGGCTGCTACTAATACGCAGATTGGCGCAGGCCAAGTGGTGACAGGCACAGGTATTCCTTCAGCGGCAACTGTTGTGTCCATTGCAGGTACTGCACTGGTAATTTCTGCGCCTGCAACGGCTACAGGCTCTAGCATTACACTAACCTTTGACAATGAAATCTCAGTATCTGGTGGCGTAGTTACTTTGCACCCTTACGTGTTTGTTTATGGCAATGACGGGCTAATTAGCAACTGCTCAGCTGGAAATGTAAATGATTGGGTATCTGCTGATGCCAACGAGGTCTCAGTGGCCACAGGCAAGATTGTCCAAGGTTTACCTGTACGTGGTGGTTCAAATGCACCGTCAGGCCTCTTTTGGAGCTTGGATTCTTTAATTCGAGTATCTTACATTGGTGGTGCTGGAACGCCTCCACAGTTTTGGCGTTATGACTTAATCTCCAGCCAGTCATCTATTCTCTCAAGCCAATCGGTGATTGAGTATGACGGTGTGTATTACTGGTGTGGCGTTGACCGATTCTTGCTTTACAACGGTGTTGTAAAAGAGATTCCTAATACTTTTAACCAGAATTATTTCTTTGACAACTTAAACTACGCCCAGCGTGAAAAAGTTTGGGTAACCAAGGTTCCTCGCTTTGGCGAGATTTGGTGGTTCTACCCATCAGGCACTGCTACGGAATGCAATAACGCTGTCATTTATAACGTGCGTGAAAATGTATGGTATGACGCAGGTTTTGCGTTAGGCGCTCAGCGATCAGCAGGTTACTTTTCTCAAGTCTTCCCTTTCCCAGTTAGTTCTGACTGGAATGTGAATGCTACAGGTGGTATTTTGACAGCCACCATTACCAATGGCGGATCAGCGTATACTAATGGCACATACACCAACCAAGCGTTGACAGGTGGTGCAGGCACAGGGGCCACTGCAAACATTACCGTTGCAGGCGGGATTGTAACTGCTGTCGTAATTAACGGGCATGGCGTCAATTACGCAATTGGTAATACACTGTCTGCATCAATTGCAGGTGGTTCAGGCTTTATCTTAACAGTTAACACGCTGATGAGCTTTGTGTCTTTGTTTCAAAACGAGATTGGCACAGATAAAATTGTAGGCGCGCTGTCTGTCGCCATTGAGTCATACTTTGAAACTAGTGATCTAGGTCTGGTTGCAGGCGGACCATCGCAGCCTAGCCCTGTTGGTGAGAATAGATGGTTAAGACTAGAGCGTGTAGAACCTGACTTTATTCAATCCGGCGATATGGAGTTGTATGTTACAGGCCGACCATTTGCGCAGATTGCTGATGAGACAACAGGCCCTTATACGTTTAGCTCTAGCACCGGCAAAATCGATATGCGTGAACAGCGTCGTGAATTACGACTAAAGTTTGTATCTAATGTAGCAGGCGGGGATTACCAAGTAGGTAAGATCTTGCTTGATGCAGATGTTGGAGATTCAAGACCGTATGGCTAATCTACTTAACGTTGCACAGGTTTATGACCCTAGGTATCACACCTTTGAGTCGTGGGCTTGCCTTATGGTTGAGTTATACTCAGCGCAGCAGTTATCAATTCCAGATGCTAATACTGACTGGAAAGAATGGGGCGCAGGTTTGAAAGCTATCGACGTGTTTACCAATGAGGGTATTCCCGGACCGTATCAATA